TAACAATGGAAATGGCAGAAGAAAGAATTGCTGAACGTATTGATGCGAACTTATTGAATGTGCCAATTGACCAACTCGAAAATATGTCAAAAGATATGTTTACTACTAAGGTCGCTGATCTCGCTCGTAAGACAACGGGTAAGTTAATCGTAAAAGAATATCCTACCGGTTCTGCGCACTCTGGTCATTTCCGTGGATTACTTAATGAACTCAAACTGAAAAAGCAATTTGAACCAGATATTATCTTTATCGATTATCTTAATATCTGCGCAAGTTCAAGAATGAAAGCAATGGGAGGATCGATCAATTCATACACTTACATTAAGGCAATTGCTGAAGAGTTACGTGGTCTTGCAGTCGAGTTCAACTTACCGATCTTCTCTGCAACGCAAACGACTCGTTCTGGTTATAGTAACTCGGATGTTGGGCTTGAAGATACGTCCGAGTCTTTTGGATTACCCGCTACAGCAGATCTAATGTTTGCTCTCATCTCAACTGAAGAACTCGAAAAAGATGGCCAAATGATGGTCAAACAATTAAAGAATAGATATAATGATCCGACTCAACATAAACGTTTTGTGATCGGCGTTGATCGATCAAAAATGAGATTATTTGATGTTGATATGACAGAACAAACACTCGTTGATGATACACCTGTTTTTGATAAAACAGAAACAGGAAAAAGATTTGAGGATTTTAAACTATGAATATAAAATTAATTAGTTACAGTAAACCACCAAGAATGTTACAAATTATAGAGGAGTTACACCCACATGGAGATAACCTCGAGGAACTCGTCGCGTATTGCGCCCGTGTATCCAATCCATCGAATCAAAACAACTCAGCAACATCTTCAAAACTTTTGCGGTATCTCGCCAGGGAAAAACATTGGTCTCCGTTTGAAATGGTTTCTGCTTGCCTCGAGATAGAAACGACTCGAGATATTGCTCGTCAGATACTACGCCATAGATCATTCTCATTTCAAGAGTTTTCTCAAAGATATGCTGATCCAACTAAAGATCTTGATATTGCTCATCTCAGAGAAGGACGACTACAAGATACAAAGAACAGACAAAATAGTATTGAAAGTGATGATGCTGATCTTCAACTCGAATGGCTGAAGAAACAATCAGAAGTAATTTCAGCAGCAAGAAATAGTTATCAATGGGCTATAGATAATGGTATAGCAAAAGAACAAGCAAGAGCAGTTTTACCCGAAGGTACGACTGGTTCTCGTCTTTATATGAATGGAACACTCAGATCATGGATGCATTATATTGAATTACGATCTGGCAATGGTACACAAAAAGAACATCGAGAAGTCGCAATCGAATGTGGTAAAGTGTTATCAAAAATATTTCCAATCATGGAGGAGTTCATTGAAGTACAATCCTAATTTCAAATTGAATCCAGATGATATCGATTTAATTGAAAAAGCATTAAGAGTGATGATGCAGTATGGTAATAAAGAAGAATGTATAAAACTTCTTGCTAAATTGCATCATCAAAAAATATGGTATCGACCAAAAGGTAAGATATACGTAAGTGGATAACCGCACAACAACAAGAAAGGGATAGCGATGATTAAATCATCTATCAAAGGGTTGACAACCTTAATACTGTCATTCTTTTTAATTACTGCAGCAAATGCAGATCCAGTAAAAATTGGATTCATATATGTTGGTCCAGTTGGCGATCACGGATGGACATATATGCATGACAAAGGAAGACAAGCAATTGTATCCGAATACGGTGATGCTGTAGAAACAATCTATGTAGAATCTGTTCCATATGGTCCAGACTCTGAAAGAGTCATTCGTGAGATGGCAAGTCAAGGTGCAGATATGATCTTCGCAACTTCATTTGGTTATATGGAATATATGCTGAAAGTCGCTAAAGATTTTCCTGATGTAAAATTTGAACACGCAACTGGATATAAAACTGCAGATAATATGGCAGTGTATTCATCTAAATTTTATCAAGGAAGGTATATTCAGGGTGTAATTGCAGGACACATGAGTAAGGCAGGAAAAGCAGGATACATTGGGTCTTTTCCAATACCAGAAGTCATTCGTGGAATTAATGCATTTTATCTAGGAGCAACATCGGTTAATCCGGATTTTGATATTGATGTAGTTTGGGTGAACACTTGGTATGATCCTTCGAAAGAAGCAGATGCTGCAGAAGTCTTGATAGCAGGTGGTGCTGATATTATCACACAGCATACTGATTCTCCCGCACCTCTTCAGTCTGCAGCAAAGAAAGGTATCTATGCTTTTGGACAAGCATCTGATATGATTCAGTTTGCTCCTAATACTCAATTGACTTCTATACTTGATGATTGGGGTCCATATTATATCGAAAGAGTTGGTGCTCTTCTTGATGGCACATGGACGACTGCTGATACATGGGGTGGTATGGATACCGGAATGGTAGCAATGGCGCCATATACAAATATGCCACCAGAACTTGCTGCAATTGCAACATCCTTACAGGCACAAATAACATCTGGTGATTTAGATCCTTTTGGGGGTCAATTTACTGATGGCGAGTTACTTGGTATGACTGACTATCTACCAGGAATAGATGCTGTAAAACCTTAACCTAAAATGTGCGCCTTTAATTGGGCGCACTTTTTTTTCATTTAAATGCATTTTTTTGTTTACAATCCTCTGAGACTGTGGTATAATAGATTATAAGCTATTTCAACTGAGGAGAAAAAAATGACTTATAATTTAGATACTTTTTTCAATATTGTGGTTTATCTTTCAGACGGTGAGATCTGGGAAACTAGACGTCATACTTTAGAAGGTATGAATAATTTTTGTAAAGATCTTTTCTCGGATGAGAAGGTTGTTCGTTATACTGTTGAAGAGAGGAAGATATAATGCGTATTAAAGGTGCAATGACTATTTTAAATAAACGTGCTGAGTTTTATGGTAAGTCACTTGACTGGTTAATTGATGATATGGATAGATGCTTTAAGGAGACAGGCTATATTGATGAGAATCAAAATGTTATCCAGGCTTATGAAGTTTATAAAATAGACCAGGGATATAGATGGTCTGGTATAAATGGTAAAAAATGGGTAAAGAGGGAGATAGCATAATGAAATTTATTATCCTAGCAATCGTTGCACTTACCATCGCTTATTCAGAAGAGATATTTGGAGCAGAGGTAGATCAAGAAGTTGAATGTCTTGCACAAAATATGTATTGGGAATCTCGCAATCAGTCTTTCCGTGGACTCCTCGCCGTAGGAAATGTTGTAATGAACAGAGTCGCTGACTCGAGATTCCCAGACACCGTGTGTGGTGTAGTTCATCAGTCAATTATGATTAAGTCATGGAAGACCGGCGAATATATACCAAAGAGAAACAAATGTCAGTTCTCTTGGTACTGTGACGGTAAAGCAGAAGTGATACCAGCAGCAGATAAGCAACTTTATGAACTAACTCGTTCAATGGCATTCAAAGTTTATACCGGTTGGTTTGAAGATATTACAGAAGGTGCAACGCACTACCACGCATACTATGTAAGACCAGACTGGGCAGAAACTAAAACACCAACAGTGCGTGTTGATGCACACATATTTTATAGATGGGAAAGATAATGATTATTGATTTTAGTAAAGAAGAAGATCATATTGATTTTAAATTTGATGAAGATATATATTGCGATGAGATTGTTGAATATATTAAATCAACATATGACTCACATTATTCAAAAGAAAAGTTTCAGTCAACTGAATTTATTATCGATGGCGGACATGGCACTGGTTTCAATGTTGGCAATATACTCAAGTATGCACAACGATATGGAAAAAAAGGTTCTCATGAAGACGCTCGTAAAGATCTTATGAAAGTCATTCACTATGCTATTATTCAACTGTATGTACATGATACGGAAGAATGAATTCATATTGTGCTCTAGCATTTAATCATATTTACTCTGATTTCGGAGGAAATTATCGATTATGTTGTCATGCTTCTCCGTATAATAATCCTTTAGAAAAATATAACTCAAATGAGCATTTGCCTTTTGATGTATTTTTATCTCGTGAATACGAAGATGTTAGAAATAAAATGATAAGTGGTGAGATGTTAGAAACTTGTAATGGTTGCTATCATTTAGAAGAAATAGGACAGAAATCACCAAGACAAAATTACAATAAAAATAATAAAATACTATTAGAGCCAAAAAATGTTGATGTTAAATTAAGAATATTTGGAAATTCATGCAATCTTTCGTGTTACATGTGCACTGCATATAGTTCATCTACTCGAGCAAAAGAGTTAAAAGATATTGGAATACATGAAGAATGGAACAGATGGGATCAAGCATATTCAGTAAAGCAAAGTCCTAAAAAGTACGACGCCGTAATTAATAATATAATTGATAATATTGATATAATAGAATCTTTTCATATTACTGGAGGTGAACCTTTCTTGCTTCCTCGACACTATGATTTTTTAAATCAAATACCAGAAAATTACGCTCAAAATATCTCAATAAATTATGATACAAATTTAACTCATCTTTCATATAAGGGTAAATCGATATTTGAAACATTGAAAAAATTTAAGAAGTTTAGTTTTAGCGTATCGGCTGATCATTATGGAGAAAAATTATCTTGGATAAGATATCCTATTAATGTATATGAATTTGAAAAAAATTTAGAATTTGTTCAAAGTAAATATAATGCAATATCAGATATATCTTGTACAGTTTCAATTTTAAATATTGAAGACTTAGATGAGATATTGCCGTACTACGAAAAAAAATTTAATATAAAAAATAAAGGCTACCACTCTTGTGTTGAATGGCCAGATATGTTAAGCATAAAGCATCATCCGAATAAAAATGAATTAATAAAAAAATATACTAATTTTAAAATGGACCCAGACAAAGCTATTATATCTCATTTGAAGCTTGAGAGAAGTAAAAAACAGTGGGAAAAAGCTATTGCTTATTTAAATAAATTAGATTTACATAGACAGACTGATTATAGAAAATTATGGAGGTACGAATGATACACGCGTTTATGCTTGTATTTCTATTAGGTGACATAGATCAAGGCGGTGTTCCTATGTTTTTTCGAAATATCAATGACTGTAATTACTTTGCTTCTCGAATTACAACTCAATATGGCAATTACAAATACTATGATTACCTGCCCGAAAAACATAAAGCTACAGCTTATTGCAAGCCCGTATACATTTCTGAAGAAACTGAAACACTTTATTAGATGTCTAATATAGTTATTTGTTTACATAGAACTGGATCTACATGGATAAGCCATTATGCTTCAGCTCATTTTAAAAAACCACCGCGTCCTACAGATCCATTCTTTTTTAAAAAAGCAAAAGAACTTGTGGGCAATCAAAATCCTTGGACTCAAGAATGGCTTAGTATGTTATGTGATGTTTATGGTGTTGATGTAGCATTGTTAATAGTAGAAAATTACAATGAAAAGCATTTTTTAAAAATACATACATCTCAGATATATAGGCATAATATAGATGATTGGTTTAGAGACTTCTATAAAAATTATAATAAAATAAAAGTAATTAACAAAAATGCTTGGAGAATGTTTACTAGTAAAATATTTGCATTTAATAAAGTAGAAAAAAATATCAAAAACTTGAAATTATTTCTTGATGTTTTTGTTAAAGATTACACTTTTTATATCAACTATGATTTTTATGATTACACAATTAACTATAACGAAATTGATCATGATTGGTTAAATGCACATTTTAAGTGCCATTTAGAATATAAAAAAAATGTAAAAAAAGATTACGAAAAACTTTTACAAGATAGAGGAATAGATCACG